GGCTGCACCCAGCGTTTCAGTAGCTACGTAAACAAAAGCTACATCGTTGAAATACGTAACTTCACTACAGGATCTCTTGCACTTCATAAAAAACTAATATATAAAATTCTTACTATACAATTAATTAGAATACTGACGCGTATAGTCGACGGCCTAGAGACAGTATTCGGAAAACTAGGAGGATATAATTATGGCAAGTACAACGTTTAACGGACCGGTACGATCCGAAAAAGGCTTTCAAGTAGCGACTAAAAACACGTCTACTGGAGCAGTAACAACTAGAATGAGTTCAGGTATGCCTGACTTAACTGGTTTATCAGTATCAGATGTAGCAACAGCTTCTACTCTAACTTTAGCAGCAGACACTATCTCAGTGATAGATTACACAGGCGCAGCAGCTTGTGCAGCCACTTTACCTGCAGCGACGGCTGGAACAGTTGTTGTTTACGCACAAGCTAAAGATACAACAGGCGGAACTGCAACTTTAAGTTTTGACTGTGCTGGATCAGATGTTTTTGCAACAGGATCTGTAATTGAGTCAAGAGGTTCATCAGAAGTAACTTTTGATACCTCAGCGGCGGGTGAAACTTTATTAACTTTCACTCCTGCTAACGCAGCAACAAATCTTTTTACAACTGGAAGCATGATCGCTTTTATTTGTTACGAAGATGGCACATACCACATTGCTTCAAAAATGGGTGGTGCGGCTGACGCTACTACAGGTGCATTTGTATTCGCATCGTAATGGTTAATTATGTGGGTGAGAAACTTCGAGACTTTTTGATCTTGATACTCACCCACACCAAAGATAAGGAGAAAAAACTATGTATATGGGTGATGTAAAGTCGAAGACTTTCTTAGACACAAACGCTTCGTCTGCAACTTATGTGGCTGCCGCTGCTCAACCAACAAGCACTTTCACGTTGGCTAATACGTCTTTCGGAACAAATACCGCAAGAAAAATTACAGCTACGACTGCTGGAACGGGTGATAACGGCAAAACAGTTACGATCGTTGGAACAGATCATAACGGAGATGCGGCCACTGAAGTTATAACTTTAACAGGATCTGCGGAAACTTCGTCTGGAACTACTATAGCTTTCTTGACAATAACTTCTGCTACAGTTAGCGCACAACCTGCTGCTAACGTATCTTTAGGAATGACTGCTGACGTGTTTGGATCTGTTTTTCAAGGTAGAACTAGAGTAAGACAGGTGAACGCCGAGTCAGGTGGATCAATCGGAAGTGTTCTATTTAGAGATGGAAGTTTAACAGGAACAGCTTTACTAACAGTTAGAACGAGTGCAACTGCAGGAGACATCAATACAGTCAACATTCCTCAAGATGGAATATTGTACAAAGATGGTGCATTTGTAACTTTTGATGAAACTCAATGTAATTCAGCAACTGTTTACTTTGATGGGTAAGGAGGATAAGTGGCAAACACTACTTCCGGTACAACAATATTTGATAAGAATTTTTCTATAGATGAGATTATAGAAGAGTCTTATGAAAGAATAGGTCTTCAAAGTGTATCTGGTAATCAGATGCGCCAAGCAAGAAGATCTCTTAATATATTATTTCAGGAATGGGGTAATAGAGGTCTACACTATTGGCAAATCGGAAATAACTCAATTACATTAGTAAATGGTCAAGCAGTTTATACAATGTTTAGATCAACAGGTGATGGCACGTCTGATGCTACAGCTATTTATGGTGTGGACGATATTTTAGAGGCTGTTTATAGAAACTCCTCAAGTGTTGACTCACCTCTTACAAAAATAAATAGATCTACATATCAAGCTCTTTCTAATAAGACATCAACAGGTCAACCATCACAATATTACGTTCAAAGATTTATTGATAAAGTTACAATTACTTTATACTTAACTCCAGGATCATCAGAAGCTGGAAATACAATTAATTATTATTTTGTAAAAAGAATACAAGACGTTGGTGATTATACTAATGCAACAGACGTGCCATATAGATTTGTACCTTGCATGGTGTCTGGATTAGCTTTTTATTTATCACAAAAATTTAAACCTGAATTATCTCAACAAATGAAACTATACTATGAAGATGAATTACAAAGAGCATTAGCTGAGGATGGTTCTTCTTCAAGTTCATTTATAACCCCGAAAACTTATTATCCAAATGTCTAATTTTGCAAAAGGTAAATTCGCTAAATTTATATCTGATAGATCAGGAATGGAATTTCCATATAAAGAAATGGTTACAGAATGGAATGGTTCTAAAGTACATATCTCTGAGTTTGAAACAAAACAACCACAATTAGAGCCTAAAGCACATGGAGCTGATCCACAAGGTTTACCAATGGCAAAACCAGCTAGAACAGAGCCAGCCACACAGAATTTATTACCAGGAAATCCTTTTAATATTACATCAGGAAGTACAACAATTACAGTGACAGAACCAAGTCACGGGAGATCTACTTCAGACACTGTGGTTTTTAGAAACGTAGATGGGTCGCCTGGAGGCGTTGCTTTTACAGCATTTGAAAATTCTTCAGGATTTAGTATAACAGTAACAGGAACAGATAATTATACGTTTACATTAGGATCAACTCCTACTGTAACGGAAAAAGCAGGAGGAATGTTTGTAACGGCAGGGCCGGTAACATTGACACCATAATGGCAGGATTAAGTGCATCAGGATTAAAAACACAAATAAGAAGTTACACAGAGGTTGACTCTAATGTGTTATCTGATTCTGTTTTAGAAAACATTATTTTAAATGCACAGTATAGAATATTTAGAGACGTGCCGATTGATGCTGATAGAAAGCAACAAACTGGTAATTTAGTTACAGGTCAAGAAACAATCAACGCCCCAGCAGGAGCAGTTTTTATTAGAGCAGTGCAAGTTTATGATTCAACTTCAGCTACCACTGGAGCTAATGTATTTTTACAGAAAAAAGATGTTACTTATTTACAAGAATATATTTCATCAACAGAATCTGCAAAAAGAGGTCAACCTAAATATTATGCTATGTTTGGTGGTGCCACAGGAGAGTCTGATACCACTTCTGGAAGAATGATGTTTGCCCCAGTCCCTGATACGACTTACAAATTTAGGGTGCATTTTAATGCTGCTCCAGCATTATTAGAGGGTGATAACACTAGTTATATTAGTATGAATTTTCCAAATGGCCTATTATATTGCTGTTTGGCAGAGACATATGCCTTTTTAAAAGGTCCAGCAGATATGTTGACACTTTACGAAAATAAGTATAAACAGGAAGTAGATAAATTTGGTGTAGAGCAGATCGGTAGAAGAAGACGAGATGATTACACTGATGGGGCTGTTAGAATAACGATACCATCGACAACACCTTAAGGAGTTTTATTATGGCAATAACATCGGCGATATGCACAAGTTTTAAACAAGAGCTTTTAGTTGGAACACACAACTTTACAGCTACAACTGGAGACACTTTTAAGATAGCTCTGTACACAAGTTCAGCTACATTAGGAGCTGGAACGACAGCTTTTACAACATCTAACGAAATTACTAACACATCTGGGACTGCCTATACTTCGGGTGGAGCGACATTAACAAGCGTAACTCCAACAACAGATAGTACGACGGCTGTTTGTGATTTTGCAGATGTTAGTTTTACAAGCGCATCGTTTACAGCAAATGGCGCGTTAATTTATAATGATGATCAATCAGATAAAGCAGTAGCAGTTATTGCTTTCGGCGGTGATAAAACTGTATCTAGCGGAACTTTTACAATTCAATTTCCAACAGCAGACGCTACAAACGCTATCATAAGATTAGCGTAAGGGAGAGAAACGGATGTCCGTTACTCGAACTTTCACAGTAACGGTAGTCTCTACCGACTCTGGTAATAAATATTTTATTGATGGTGTACAACAAGCAACTTTAGAATTAGTTGAAGGTGCAACGTTTAGGTTTGATCAGTCTGACAGTTCAAACTCTGGTCACCCTTTAAGATTTTCCACAACAAGTGGTGGTTCACATTCTGGAGGTAGTGAGTATACCACAGGCGTTACAACAAACGGAACACCAGGTTCTTCTGGTGCTTACACGCAAATTCAAGTTGCCTCTAGTGCACCAACTTTATACTATTATTGCACTGTTCACTCAGGGATGGGTGGTCAAGCAAATACCCCTAATACTGATTTTTGGGGAGCGGGAAACTGGAGTGCTGGTCTTTGGGGAATAACGGACGCTTTTACGAGTGGTTGGGGCGTTGATGCATGGAACACAGGTGGATCATGGGGTCAAGCTACTGATGAAGTAGTACAACTAACCGGTCAAGCTATAACTGTATCTTTAGGAGAGCCTATATCAAGCTCTTTAAATGGTTGGGGTAGAGATACTTGGAATGGTGGTCCATATGGAGAAAGCGATAACCCAACTGTTACATTATCAAGTCAATTAATTACATCTTCAGTTGGAGAAGTTACAGCTTTTCCTGAACAAGGTTGGGGTGGAGATACTTGGAACTTTGAGTCATGGGGCTTTAATGGTTTAACAGTAGAGTTAGACGGTCAATCAATTACATCAAATTTAGGTGCTAACGGTTGGAGTAATGCATCTTATGGTGAAAATAGTTGGGGCATGTTTACTTTAAATCCTGCAGATGTTGTAGGGTTAACAGGACAACAAATAACTTCTGCTATACCAAGTCAATTAGATATACCAGAACAAGTTCAAGGACTTGGAATTACTTCTAGTGTTGGTTCAATAACACCAGGAGAATTTACAATAGGATTAGGTGGTCAAGCAGTAACATCATCTGTTGGATCTTTAGCTCCTGCGGATGTAGTCGGATTAACCGGTCAAGAAATAACTTCAAGTTTGGGTTCACCAGATATAGGTGCAATAGAATTAATTAACTTAACTGGAGTTTCAGCAACGGTATCTGTCGGTGTTATAGACCCTGTTCCAATGGTTGTAGGATTAGGTGGTCAAGCAGCAACATTCTCTGTTGGTTCATTAACACCAGCAGATGTAATGGGATTAACAGGTCAATCTGCAACAGTTTCTGTAGCTGGTTTTGGCACTGCAACTGGCTTTGGAATTCAAGCATATTCTGATGTTGACACGGGGTCAAATTCTTCGTATACAGATGTTGCAACAGGATCAAATACAAGTTATACTGACGCTGCATAATAGGAGATAAAATATGGCTTCAACATATACTGGTTTAGGTGTCGAACTTCAGGCAACGGGTGAAAACGCCGGAACGTGGGGAACGAAAACTAACACAAATTTACAACTTATTGAACAAATTTCAGGGGGCTTTACTACACAAGCCGTATCTGATTCTGGTGATACAACTTTATCTGTATCTGATGGATCAACAGGTGCAACTCTTGCACACAGAATTATAGAATTCACTGGAACTATTTCAGCATCTAGAAATGTTACTATCCCGATAGATGTTCAACAATTTTATGTTTTAAAAAATTCAACATCTGGATCTCAAAACGTAGTATTTAAATACGTATCAGGGTCTGGAGATTCTGTAACTGTTGCACCAGGCGCAGTAAAATTAGTTTACGCAACAGCAAATGATGGGACTAACCCAGACATTGATGACTGTGGATTTATTACTGCCTCTTCAACAGATACGTTAACAAATAAAACTTTAACGTCTCCTATAATTGGAACAAAAATTTCTGATACAAATTCTAACGAATTATTTAATTTAACAGCTACAAGTTCAGCAGTTAACGAACTTACTTTTGCAAATGCTGCAACAGGTAATAACCCATCGTTTACAGCGTCAGGTGGAGATTCAAATGTTGGTATTGATCTTAAAACAAAAGGAACTGGTGTAATTAGAGCTGAAGACGGTGATGGGAATGTAGCCGCAGTTAAAATAGCAGGTAAAGAAACTATTTGGGTTCCTGCAGTTGCAATGTATCCAAACACTACAAATGGATGCGCTGACATAGCACAAACAGAATTATCAAATGGACCAGAACTAAAAACTTTAGATTTTGACAAAGACTCCGATGAGTTTGCACAATTTGCTGTTGCTTTTCCTAAATCATGGAATGAAGGCACAATAAGTTTTCAAGCTTTCTTTACAGCAAACTCAACAGACACTGGTACTACATCTTGGGCTTTACAAGGTGTTGCATTAGCAGACAACGGAGATTTAAATACAGCTTTTGGCACAGCAGTTGCCCCAACGGCAAAAGCTATGAGTGGTACAGCAAACGATTTAGCAGTGACGGCAGAAAGTGGAGCAGTAACAATAGCAGGCTCACCAAGTACAGATGAATACGTTTTCTTCCAAATATCAAGAGATGTTTCAGCAGATGATTTGAATGCTGATGCAAAACTATTAGGAGTCAAATTATTCTTCACTACTGATGCTGCTAACGACGTATAAGGAGAATAATGGCAACAGGTTTTGGATATAAAATTCTAGGTTTAGGAGGAGGATCTCTTCCACCTGTACCACCTTTCAATGCTAATATTTTAGTTGTCGGCGGAGGCGGCGGCGCAGCTGGTGGACAAGCTGGCGGCGGCGGAGCTGGTGGATATCGTTTTAATACATCATACCCAATTGTTGGAGCAAATACTTATAAAGTTACAATTGGAGCTGGTGGAAACTCATTTGGAGTTTCACCTCTGAATAATTCTGTAAATGGAAGTGCTTCATCATTTAATACCTGTGGCGTAGGCTGTGCATCATCTTTTGAATCAGCTGGTGGTGGAGCAGGAAAAGGACCATCTGTTGCTGGACTTGACGGAGGATCTGGCGGAGGTTCTGGAGAACATCCTGATCCTGGAGGCACTGGTAATACACCTCCCACAACTCCCCCTCAAGGTAACAATGGAGGACCAGGAAGAGCCCCACCTGGTGGTGGAACTGGAGGTGGCGGAGGCGGTGGCGCAAACGCTGCAGGATCTGCACAAACACCAACCGCTGGTGGACCTGGAGGAAATGGATCAAGTGGTTGGCCTGGAGATTGTACAACAAGAGCTGGAGGTGGCGGAGGAGCTGTAGCTAATCCTTCGGGACCTAGTCAAGCTGGTGGTTCTGGTGGTTCTGGTGGCGGCGGAGCTGGCACTAATTATAATCACCCTGGAGCAGAGCCAAGTGCAGACAGATCAGGAACTGCTAACACTGGAGGCGGTGGTGGAGCTGGCGGAAGACCTGCTGGCCCTTGTGGACCAACAGCAGCTGACACTAATAAATTTGGAGGATCTGGAGGTTCAGGAGTTGTCATTGTATCTTTTGCAAACAGTGTTGCAGGGAACGACAGAATAACAGGAGGAACTAGAACAACAAGTGGTTGTAATGTAATTCATACATTTAATGCAACTGGCTGTTTTGTTGTTCCATAATGTTATGGCTCATTTCGCAGAAATAGAACAAAAAACTGATCCAACAGGATTTACTACAAATACACAGTGGATTGTAAAAAGAGTGGTAGTGGTAGACAATGGTATTTCAACTTCAAATGGTCCCCTAGTAGACAATGATATGCATGTGGATGGAGAGACTTGGTGTAAAACTTTTTTTAAGGGTGGCGAGTGGAAACAGACTTCTTACAACTCAAAATTTAGAAATATATATGCTGGAATAGGTTATGTTTATGATTTTGAAAAAGATATATTTATTCAAACACAACCTTTTGCATCTTGGACATTAAACGCTGACAACAAATGGCAACCTCCTGTGGCGATGCCACCAGATTTTGTTAGCACTGCTAATTCACAAACAAATAATCAATCTTATAGGTTACACCCTAGTTGGGATGAAGAAAACCAAAGGTGGTATGTTGAGGATGTTGAAGTAGACAATACCACTACAATTACACGTATTTGGAATCCTGAAACTTCATCTTGGGAAAATTAAGCTATTTACTTTTATTTATAAATAAGTACTATCTTAAACAGAAATGAATTTTAGAAATAACTACTGGGCTTTTCAAAATGTCTTACCTCATCATTTATGTAATTCAATAATAAGATATGCTTTGACAAAACAAGATCAAACAGCTCTTACAGGTGGAACTACAAATTTTAAAAATTTAAACCAACAACGACAAAGAAATTTATTTAAACAAAGAAATTCAAAAATAGTTTGGTTAAACGATCCATGGATTTACAGATATATTATGCCTTTTGTTGCGAAAGCAAATATTAATGCAGGTTGGAATTTTCAATATGATGTTTCAGAACAATGTCAGTTTACTAAATATGGTGAAGGTCAGTTTTATGATTGGCACTGCGATAGTTTTGATGATCCTTACGGAGAAAGAAACCAGAAAAATGTAAGTGATGAGTTTAAAGGAAAAATTAGAAAACTATCTGTAACTGTTTCTTTATCTGATCCTAACACTTACAGGGGAGGTGAATTAGAATTTTCTTTTAGTGGGTCACCTAATCAAAGACCTGTAACAGAAGAGTGTAAAACTATATTACCAAAAGGTTCTATTGTTGTTTTTCCCTCTTATGTGTGGCATAGAGTTAAACCTGTTCTCTCTGGGACAAGATATTCTCTAGTTATTTGGAACTGTGGAAATCCTTTTGTATGAGTAAAGATAAATTAACAGAATCTTGGTATTTTGCATCTCCAATATATTTTATGCAAAAACATGAGTGGCTTGCTGATTTAAATAAATTATCCGATCCATACATAAAATTAGCAAAAGAAAAAAACCAAGCTTTTATAAATGAAAGAAATAAAAATTGGGGTGGTGATAAAAAAGATCACGGCCTAGTTCATCACTCTACAAGTTTAATAGAAAGACCAGGATTTAAAAAATTTACAAATTGGATAGAAGCTACATCTTGGAATTTACTAGATGAACAAGGTTATGATTTAACTAACTACAAAATTTTTACAACGGAAATGTGGGTTCAAGAATTTGCTGAAGCTGGAGGCGGGCATCACGCTTTACACACACATTATAATGGACACATATCTGGATTTTATTTTTTAAAAGCAAGTGAAAAAACATCACTACCTATCTTTGATGATCCAAGAGCAGGTAAAGTAATGAATGATTTACCACAAAAAGACCCAAGCAAAATTACTCCAGCTAGCACACAAGTTAATTATACAGTTAGACCAGGTGATTTAATTGTTTTTAATTCTTATTTACCTCATCAGTTTAGAATAGACGATGCGTATGAACCATTTAGATTTATACATTTTAATTGTAGAGCTATTCAAATAAATGATGTTTTATCAAAGTACGGAGAGAAAAGAACAGATGATAGAAATAAAAAATAATTTTTTATCACCACAATATTTTCTCATGTTAAAAGGGTTACTAGAATCTGATCATTTTCCATGGTATTTTAACGGTCATATAGTTTCACCAAAAACAGACGCAGTGGATCACATTCAATTTACACACACTTTTTATGTAA